CGATTTATCGTTGTAAAATCTATAAGAATAATCTTTCATAATAAAACTCCCTTAAAAATAATTTACTTAACACAGGTTAAGTTATAATCCCTGGTTTGACTCCAGGATCTTACCGGTCTATACTATATGTGATGTAAAAGCTCTTCCAGGGTAAAAGTCTCAAATCTTTTTTGTACTTTTTTTACGTATTTTTTTGTGCGACCAGCATGCATTTGACTGTAAGGATATGCCCGAGATGGCTCACGTACGTCTACTAGCTCTTTATGTTGCAGATAGAAACGACCTGCGGCATCGAAGTGGCCGGAGGGATGGACTTTTCTATCCTGCAGCATGCGATACACGATCTCGATGATAGCACCAGTAGTAGCATCTTTAGTAGCATCTTTGATAGCATCTTTGATAGTAGCATCTTTAGTAGCATCTTTGATATCTTTCATAATAAAACTCCCTTAAAAATAATTTTAACTATATTAAGTATACGTCATTATATTATAAATAGCAAGAAAAAAAGTATAGGATATAGATAATATCCCCAGGTACTATGTACACGTGTACATGCTCTGGTATCAAAACACAAATGTACACGTGTACATAGTATGAAAAAAAAATACCTTGACAGTAAATTTATTCATGAATTAAACTTCATATATATTTATCTATATATCCTGATCCTGGTCCTGGTATCTACCTGATCCTAGTCCTGGTATCTACCTGATCCTG